TTCGTATGCTTTTAATTCTGAACTCACAGGCAGTTCAAGTAATGCCATTATCTAACCTCCAAATGCGCCCAATTTTTGAAAACCACTAAGAAGTATTGAGCTTTTGTTTTTAGTATTTTCTTTAACAACTTCCTTCGCTGCGCTCTGACCTCGTTTAGCGTGCTGCACTGCTCCCTCTGAACCTTCTTTTATTTTTGTTAATGAAAGCTCCACAAATGAATTTTCTACTATTATAATCTGTTCAACTGTCATTGAAAATCTTAAGGATCGTCCTACGCCAGCGTTTCTCGGTACACTTAGACTAGTTATAACCATATCTTTATATTCTTGTAATGCCGTTATCATTTTGAATGGAAGTCTTTCTTTCCAGATTCCGTCCAAATAGCCCCAAGCGTCTTTAGGGTTTCTTGGAATATTTGTTAATAATCCGGCTAAACCGCCTATCCCAAGCCCTACACCTGTAGCGGCTGCCGTTCCTAGTAAGCCCCTACCAGCAGCATTGCCAGCGATATTACTTATAAATGCGCCTCCTACACCAATAGCAGATTGAATAAATGAAGTCGGTGTATCTGATATTAAAGCCTCTATTGATAATTGTATCGGATTCAATTTTATATGATCTGTAATATTGCTTCCATCTTCAATAACATTTTTTGTAGCTTCAGCAGACCTACTATGAGTCTCACTTATAGACGCATCGAATGTAAATATAGGAAGTGGATATCCAAATTGATCTATTCTTTGAAGCGATGCATGTTTTGGTCTATTAAAGATTAATGACAATAACGCCATTGTTTATCCTTTATTATCTTTCAATTTGAGGCTCAACACTTCGTTGAGTTTCTCTTAACATTCTATTCATAACATCTGTAATACTATCCTTTGCTACTTTCTCAGCTTGTTCGGCTGGCATACCAACAACGTTTATATTTAGATTGTTAGATATATCTAACGTTTGGTTTCTGATAGGCCCCGCAGATGAAAGAGGCGGTGTCATGCTTCCTGCGCCATTAACATTTCCTGCTTGCATCGCTCTATCTATTGTATTTTCGGAACCTATTCCTAACGCACTCGTTAGACTTTCTTTTGCCCCAAAGCCTAAAGTGTTTAGAACCCTACCGCCGAGATTTTTCAATAATTCTTTTAATCCTATATTTCCGCTTATAGTATTTATTATGTCGCTCACAGCTTGAAACGCATTAATCAAAAGGCGTATAGGTGTTAATAATGTTACTATAATTGTTTTAGCTATATCACCAAAACTTTTAAAAGCTTCAATCATGCGCCCAAACACACTGTCGCGTCCTTGAGAAAAGGCATAAATATCTTCGGCAATAAGAGCTATTGCAGTAATTATGGCTCCAATTGCTATGGGAATAAGGAGCATTTTGATTTGAGCCAAAAGAGCTGACATGCCCATAGTGTTAAACGCAGAGGCAAGTCCCAATATAGCCCTTGCCATTAGTCCTATAGATGATAACATTCTAGCGCCGAAGAATATTCCTGAGGCAATAGCCAAAGTTTTAAGAACTTTCTCGGCTCCGCCCAGCATGTCAATAAATGCAGCTATAACCGATATCGTTTTTCTAACTATTTTAAATAAGACACTTATTGCTTTAGCGACACCTCTAAAAAATTCAGCAGCATTTTGTTTTATAATATCCTTATTGACTTCAAAAAATTTTAGAAATTCTTGACCTAATTCTTTTGCTTGCGGCAATAATTCTTTTCCTATTCCTATCGCTAATTGTTCCAGTGTGTCAACAATGTTTGACATAATGCCAAGAAAAGATTTGCTTTGTTTTTCCATTAAATTTGAGAATTTTCCTGAACCTGTAGCAAGCCCTGTCAATGCTTTATCTACGTTTTCAAAACCAACTTGACCTTGACTTATCATTTTAAAAAGTTCATTAGATGTTACACCATAATCTTTTGCCAATTGATCTAAGATAGGAACGCCTGCCTCCAGCAACATGTTTAGCTCTTCCATTGTCGCCCGTCCCTTAGTTCTTATTTTACCGAAGGCTCTTATTAATGTTGGTAGTTTATCTTTTCCGATTCCCGCAGATATGTTGCCAAGATTAGTCATGATTGGAATTATATTATTAGCTTCAACTCCGAAGGCTAATAATTGTTTTGATGATTCTATCAAGTCAGTAAGTTGAAATGGGGTTTTTGCGGCAAAAGTAGTAATGTCTTTTAATAATTGTTGAGCAGTTTCGGCACTGCCCGTCATTGTTTCAAAAGCTATTTCTACTTGCTCTATGTCTCCGGCCTTTTTTAGTAATAATCCTATTGATGCGCTTGCAGCAACCGTGACTATGCTAAGAAATTTTAAATCTTTCTTGGCCCTATCTATCGCAGTATTCATATTCTGCAATGGCTTTTCGTCTATATCAAAGCCCCATTTGGTAACTAGCTCACGCACTGTCAAGCTTGCCATTTTATTTATGTCCCTTAATTTTATTTTGTTTTAACATAAAATCTTCAAGCTCTTGCTGCACATCAAGAGCTTCATGCGCATCATATAGGTCATTTAGATTCCACGATCTTTCAATTTCTTCAAGCGTGGCTATTTTTGAAATTACTATTCTCCAGATTGCCCATTCGATGCTAGTTTTCCCAACTTGATAAGCATTGTTTCTCTGATTCTTTTTAACACGCCTGAAATCTCGCCGAAAAAATCTGAAAAATTCACCTCCATTGCTTTAGTATATACTTTAATAAGATGTAGAATATTCCCGTGGAAGTTTGGATGTTCCATATTCAATGCTTGCCCTGAAAAGTATACACCGGATAGAACTAATTTTATTGTGTCAATTGTTTCATCCTCATTTAGATTTTCAAATATTCTTGAAACTGCTTCCCCTAGAAGTTTTGTATCTATTGTATCATTTAGAATACTATTTTTCTTTTCAGGCTTGAATTGCATAGCTCCTATTGCACCGCCTATCGGCTTGCCTAATATTTTACTGATACGAATTAAAATTTTTATCGATGCGCTAGGCGCAATTTGAGTTATCACATATTCTTTGCCATCAATATTATAATTTATTTCTTGCTTCATGCTTTTTTATCCTCTCTTAGTTTCCGCCACCAATTTGATCTAGTTGTGCGCAATCAATTGTCCATGTTCTTTCGCCTGAATCTCTTGCAAATTCATTGTCTGCTGATTTTCTTATCCACGCTTCCGCAGCGGCTGCAACATAACTTCCGCTTTGATCCATGATCTTAACAGGTAGAATCCCTGCGCCTGTATTTTCATCTATTATTGCTTGCTGTTGAAGATACGCATTATCTTCTGAGGCTTGCTGCAATGTAATCTCTATTGAACCAGAACGATTATTAGTACGGCTTCTAGTCACTTCACCGTCGGCACCTACTTGCATTGTGAAAGCGTCTTCAGTTCTTGATACTGTTACAAAAGAGCCTTCAGCAAGTCCTTTTAAAGCTCTAGTCCCAAAGATAACCGTAACTTCAGCCGCATTATAACTTTTTAAACCCATATAATTTCTCCTTTAATTAGACAGTTAGTGTACCTTCTATCTTAACCTTATGGACAGCTCCCTGATATTGTCCTTCAAACTTTACATTTTGCAAAAATCTTGCCGCCTTATCCGCTGCGATTATATCAGCAACTTTAGGCACTGTTACTGTCGGCGCAGGATCATTTTTCAATATTCCATTGTTAACAGCAAGAGTTAATATCTGTTCTATCTGAGTTACAATCTGCTGCGCCCCTTTGTCCGTGAAAGGAATTTTGTCTTCATTAGTTAATAAGTAAAAAACATTTTCTTGAATACGTACTTGTATCCAGTCGGTGCCATGCATAATATCTATGAACTCGCCGCTTGCAACAATACCCTCCTCGAACATTGCAATGCCGCCTATTGTCGTATAAACATTTCCATTCTTATGTATGCTGTCAACCGTGCCTGTAATATTTCCTTTCTCGGTGCTAGTTAAATTGTCAGCAACAATCCCGTTAACATTTTTAAATTTCCAAGTTATTGATCCGGGGTCTTTAGGCGCATTTTTCCCAACCCATGCAGCTTCAGGATAATCATCTTCTGACCATACACCAAAAGTCCTATCGTAATTCAAAGCTTTTAATTTCGCCATTATGCTAGTCGTATCAGTTGCAGGTGCAAGATTTTTTGAATCAGCTTGATTTGTTGTATAAGCAAAAAGTTTTATTAAAGTTTCTACATATGCAGCAAGATGCATAATGTCTTGATCTGTTCTTGATGTCATCAAAACAAAATAAAAATCATCGTCAACCTGTCGTAATCTTGACAGTTCAGAAGCCGAATTTTTGTTAGCTGTAGTAGTCGTTAAAACCATATTATCACTTGGATTAGCCGTTAAAACTACGCTAAACGGATTCCCTGCTACATCCGCAGTTAAATTAAAATTAGTTACGTTATCCGTTGCAGTAACAGGCTCTGAACCAGCATTAATAGCCGCTACCAAGCCATCAACTATTTGTTCAACCGTGTTAGAAGACGCTACAAAAGAAAAAGCAATTCCATTAATTGTAACTGTATAAGTTCCATCGTCGTCATCTGTAACATTAATATTATTAACCTGAGCAACATTCGCAGCCCTTTTCCCTATTTTAACATTTACTGGCCTTGGGCTTTGTGAAAACAAAGCGAGTGCGCATTTATATGCCTCATTCGAAGTCGTAAAGCCAGCATCTTCCATTGCTGTCAAACTTTCAAATGTATCAACTTGATTCGTTTGCACTGTGTTTATATCAAGAATAAAAGGCGTTCCGAATCCAACCCTTGTAGGCAATTTAGTTTGCCTATCTATAATCACCTGAACAACATTGTCTAAACGACCCATAAGAAACCTCCTTAATTATTTGGCACTAAAAAATCATCTACAATATTTTCTGTATTATCTTCTTTTATAAGTTTACCACCAATTTTTGTGCTTTCAATAACATCTAACGTAATGCTTAAATTTTCTGAGGTGTTAAATATTATATCCATGTTAAACCTACGCTCAAAGCTTGTTTCCAAAGCAACCGTTATATCTGATACAGAACCTTTATTGACTATTGCAATATCTGCATCTTCTTTCAGTTGCGCAATTACATTAGGACTATCAAGAATAGTTTGCAATTTTGACAAAGCATCATGCATGTCAACGCCAAAACCCTGAATGCTTAATGAATATTGTCTCATTCCAGAAAGACTAAATTCTGTATTGTTAATATATCTAATGTCATCAAAGCCTTTCGCATTAGGCCCTGATATTATTTTTAATGTGATGTATGGCTTATTTGGCCTTGGTGCACTTTCATCTGCAAAGATAACCGTAACTTCACTTTCAGTATTATCATTTACAAATTTATACCAAGCGGCTTCAATTGTTGACCTAAGCACTATTACTCACCACCTTCTCCATCTATTTTTGAAGCTATAGACTTATAATGAGGTATATCTGTATCATTAGATACCCAGTTATCAACTTTATGTACTTCGTATTTTTTATTATTATATACTACAATGTCTACAGAAGTCATATTCTTTTCATCCGTAGTTCTTAATTTTTCCTCTGAATAAATTTTTATATTTTCCTTCGTGCGTCTAGCTTCAGGTAAAAGCAAAGTTTCATTGCCACGTAATATTTGAACGGATGCTACAATGTTAAATTCAGTTTTAACGCCTTTAATAAATCTGCCATTGCTCCATGAGCCGGTTGCATATCGTTCTATGGTTATTGTTACTCCAAAATCTTTAATCATGCATTACCACCTTATATTGTATTGAATTTATAAGTTGCCCTGTATCCCAAAGAGGCGTACCCTCTCTATATTTTAATTCTGGTTGGATGCCTGAGGCGATTTTATTTTTTTGATCCGTTTCAATTATTAACCCAATTATCTTTAAGACTTCTTTGACGGTTTTTTTACTTTTATATATTTCCCACTGAAGCTTGCCAGTAATTTCAAACCATTTTTCTTTTTGCTCATCAAACGTTGATCGTATAAATGATCTTTCAGGGATTCCATGCGATGTCCCAAATTCATGAAAGATAGCGATCTCAACAATTTTTGCTTTAGCTCCAACCTTATCATTCCAACCTTTGCCGCCTTCTGGAAAACCAATTTTCACATAAGGCTCTTTTTCCAATAACATCATTTGTTTTTTTATATTCTTATAACCCAGATCACGGTCAACCGTTTTGACCTTCGCCATTCAAGCCACCATGATTGGACTTATTTGAAGAGTTTTTCTAATTGCCTTAAATTGTTGACCATAAGAAGTATAGTCAAGCGCATCTTTTGTATCGCCATGTGAAAATGAACGTGCAAGATCACCTACTTTTTGTTCTGTTATCGCTCCGCCTTGCCCTTTTCTATTTGATAAAGTAAGGAAATGAGCTACCAATAAAGCTATCCCATGGCTCGCCTTACTACCCCATAAATCTTCCTGAATATATAAAATAGCTAGTTCCTCAAATGTATTTAAAGTAGTATTAGAAATATTAGCAAATTCAGGAGCTATAATCTTAAATAATTTTTTATCTAATTCTAACGCCATTATTATTTTTCTTCCTCAGCGTCGTAAATCAAGTCCTTAAGCTGCTTGTCTATTGCTTGGATTATGCTTGATCTCTCTTCTTTATTTTTCCAATTGTTTAACAATTCAATGTCCATTGTTTCTTTGACAATGGCAATGGCCTGTTTTGCGTTTTTATTTGCTAATGGATAATTATTATTATTATTATCATTACTATCATCCGAACTTCCTTCATCGTCGATAATTTCAAACTTTTTTTCATTTAGAAATCTTTGTGTATACGAATCTTTCTTTATCCATTCCCAATTCTCACCTTTAATTTCATTTATGCCGGGCAGAATATTTAAAATTTTGCCTGCAATACTGTGAGGTGTGAAAGAAACAACTTTTATCATGTTTGATTTTAATAGCATCTTGCCTCCAAATAGATAGGCAAGGGATAAGTACATCCCTCACCTATATGAAAATAATAGCTTTATACATCCAAAAAAATTATATACCATCTGCAAAAGCAATTGAAAGAGGATAATAAATTATTACTCCGCCAATTCTTTCGTGACACGGTATTTCATATTCAAGCCCATC